GCTGCGACACAGCCATTTGCCATTGCCAGAAGGGTGAGAGGATCAATCTTGCGCTCCTTATTCGGCAGGAACTGGTTGTTGCATATTCTGTGGAATACCTATTTCACGGGCAGCAGATGGAACGGTAAATGACTGAATAAATGCCGCTTTTGTAGGCTCATCCATTAGCTTCATCAATGACGATGTAAATTCATTTAACCTGCCTTTTGGAATACCAACAGTCATAAACTGAGCCAATGCGCCTGGATTCATCATCAACTCAGCCATCTGTTTGTTGTAAGCGTCTGCATTACCTCTTTGTAAATATTCAACAGCCGCCTTCATTACTGTATATGTTCTGTTTAACAGTTGTGGGGCATCTTTAAGAACTTCAGGGCCACCAACATCAAGCGCACCAACTTTTCTTGCAAGTTCTTTTGCTTTTGAATCCCGCTTTAGGTCTGCTAATACATTGTTTACAGAAGCAACTTCTTTAGAAGTCAAAACATCTGACAACTCATTAAACCTTGGAATTCCAGTAGACTTTTTAATTGTTCCCGCAGCGCTTTCAACAGCAGTAGCAAATTCACCAGCAGATTCTTTACCTAAAGGAGTGTTTAAACTCTTAGACAAGTAGTCTCCAACCTCCATGCGATTTAGTTTCTTGCTGTAATCTGAATAAGAAGTAAGATATTTACCCCACAATCCATCAGATGACTTGTTTAATGACGCATCAATAAACTGTTTTGCGCTGCCCAAGGCTTTAGCCGCTTGTTGAGGAATTCCACCAGAAGCATATTGCTCACCAAGATTAAGCATTTTTGCGACATCTTGATTAGATATTTTTCTAATGTTTTCGTATACGTCACGGCTATTTAACAAGCCATTTTCATCGGCCTTAGAAACAACTTTATCTCTAATACCTTGCAAAACAGCTTTGCTTTGATCGGATACAGTGCCACGAATGGCTTTATCTAGTTGGTCTGTTAAATCAGATGCACGCAATGGAAAAAATCCATTTTGTTCTAAGCTATTAAGTTGGAATTGTTTTAATTGAGCTTCACCACGCAAAGTCCCTGCAAGTTCTTTATATGCTTTTGCACGACCTGCCGCTTCTGACGCAATATCACCCGCAGACAACCAGCCAGGTTGGCCTTTTTCCGCTAAAGATTTCTGGACTGTTGCGGCTAAACCTGTCATGCCAGATGTTTGTTCGGCAGCCGCTAAGCTATTAAATTTATCGGATATTTCTTTTTCTAATTTAGTAAAGATTGGGCCTGCAAGATTTACTTGTTCTAGTGCCGTTTCTCGCATTGGTGTGGTAATGCCTTCTCGTTCAGCAATCAAAGCAGTTTTCTGTGCTTCAGTACCAGCAATAGATTGAATCTCTCTTGCCCTTGCCGCTTGCTGTTCTACTAAACGCTCTTGAAACTGACCTGCTACTTTTGCTTTACTAGCAAGTTTACTTTGTGCTGCCACAAGTTCAACTGCTGAAGGAATGTCAGAAATTGCTTGTGCCGCAGTTGGTCGAGAACCACTTACCAATTCTTTTGCATCACGCAATGTTTCAATTACTTTTGTTCGATCAGCCCCAGCAAGTTCATTCAATTGTTTTTGCATGAACTCTTGACGACCAGTAGAAGTTAGATTTTTTAGCATCCCAGCTAAAGAACCTAAAGCATTTACGCCACCCTCAACCAATGGGCCTAAAACAGCACCAGTTGCCATTTGTTCTAATTTCTTTTCTGCAAATTGATCTTGTGGAGCAACAACAGGTTGAAATGCGGCAAGCGCAGCGCCAGTTCCAGCAGAACGAGCAACAGAAGGAAGCATTCCTGCGCCAGCAGCTACAGGGGCTTGAGCAATTCCAACCAATTTGTTGACAGGACTGACTACATTGCCAAGCAATTGATATGCGTCAAATCCAGTGCTTCCAACTCTTGCTCTACCTTCTTGTGTTGCTTGTTCAACATCACTAACCAATTTAGTTGCACCAGTTTGAATGTCTTTGCCAAACAAACCTGTGCTTGCCAATAATTGATTGACAGCCAAAGCAGGGTCAACAATTGCACCCTTTACTGTTCTGGCAATAGGACTTCCCGCGCCAAACATACGTTCCAATGCGCCAACTTCTGTGGGCGCTTGTTGTACAGCAGGAGTAGATGTGCCTAAATGACTTTGAATTTTTGCAATAGCCTGTTCATTTGTTAGGCCATCTGGCAAGTCGTAGTGCTGACCTTCGTATTGATAAACAGGCATATCTTCCTCATTTCTTCAATTTAATTGGATTTGCAGCACTCCCTAGTGGCGCATTCTCAGATGGAGCGCCGCCAGCACCTTTAAGGTATCGATTAGAAATATTATTCAAGATAGCAATGTTTGCCTCTTTTGTCATACCCTCACTACCAAGAGAATCCAGATAAGTTTTAAGTTCGACGTTTGAGTTAAGTTGAGTTGAACTCATTCCAGTTGCTTCTTTGACAGCATTAAGCAATTGAAGTCGAATGCTTTTTAGTTCATCACGTTTTGCTTGTTCCTTTGTACCAACCAATCTACCACCAATTTGACCAACAGTGCCAGTTTGCAAAGAAGTTATTAAGTTGGTCAATGGGCCTTTAGAAGTGCTTGTCATTCCTCCCATATCTGCCAAATCTTTAACTAATGTCTTTGCAACATTTACAGTATCTTCAAGACCAGCTTGTCCTTCTGCAATTTTGTCAGCTCTTTCTTGAGCTTTAATTACGGCTGCACTTGGACCTTTTAAAGATGAAACTAGTAGAGCCAAGTCTTTTCTACCTTCAATCCGTATCTGCTCTCTTTCTTGGTCATTTTTTGCCCGTCTTAAATCTTCTTCTACTTTGGCTGCAATTTTTTCACGACCTAATGTAAGCGCCGTTTCTCTTTGAGCTGCTTTGTCAGCAGTGCCTTGTAATACAGCAAGAATCTTGTCTGGAGAGCCATACTTGGTTATTACGCCAAGAACTTGCTCTTGCGTTGCATCTGGTGGCAATTGAGATAACTCATTACGCAGTTTATTTTCTTGCTCAATAGATAATTCTGTTTTTTGAGCAGTAGCCACTGATGCTCTTTGTGCGGCTTGTCTTTGACCAGTTAAAGCCATTTCTTGAGTCATTTTCCGACTAATTGCTATGGCCTCTAATGCTCCAGCAGTATCTCCACCCTGTTGCAAAGCCTGTCCATATTGAGCAAGACCCTCTGGAGTGCTTACATCAAACTGTCGTGCCAAGGCATTGCGTTGGCTAATCAAACGCATCTGAGGGTCTTCTACACCCATTGCAGAGGCAAATGCACCACCAAACTGTTGACCAGCCCTGGCAGCACCATAGGATGCTTGCTCAAGAGGGTCTAGTTTTGCCAATTGCATAGCCCGTTGACGAGCCATCTGATCCCGTTGCTCTTGGTACAACTCAGGAGTCACCCCAAACAAACTTCCAACAATCTCTGATGCCATGACTATTCCTTTATGGCTTAACCGCCAGTTAAAAATGATTGAACTGCCGCCTTAAATTGTGGATCATCTGCAAGGCTTGTAAACAACGAACTATATGGGTTAACAGATGAAGTTGGCAACAAAGTCCTTGCCGCATTGGTTGCCGCAGTAGTGCTTCTACCACCCAATGCAGTGCCCACATCCAATGCACCAGCACCCATTGACTCAACAGTGCCAGCAGAAGCTAAAAGCGACTTGAATGGATCATAGGCTCCAGTTTGACCAGCAGTGTACTTACCAAGGAACTCACCACCAGCACCAAGCAATCCCTTGCCAAACAGAACACTCTGTTGACCTGCTTGCTGTGCCCCTGCCGCCAAAGAAGCATCTTGTTGAGCCAATGCGTTGTAGTAGGCTTCCATCTCAGGAGTGGTTGCGCCAAGACCTCTAGCACCACTAGGACGGGCACTGGTTGCACCAACAGACAGACCACCTCGCCCTTGCTGGAACAAGGTGTTCTGCAACTGAGACATTTGACGCTCACGACTAGGAGCCAACAAGTCTTGTTGCTTTGCCATGTAGTCAGAGGCAACTTGCTCTGGTGTTTTAGCCAGATACGATGTACCCAGGTCAAACAGGCTTGTAGATGCCTTCTTCAGTGGGTCATACAGGTCTGCAACCTTCTTAGCCTCATCAAGACTCAGAGTTGCACCAGACATTAACTTGTCTTGGATTGCTTTTAGGTCTGGGGTTAGCGTGTAACCAGCACTAGCAAGGTTTCCTTTGTCATCGTATTTATAATCTGTTGTTCCAAACCTAGTGGTCACGCCAACAGGCTTGAACTTCTGTGCTTCAGCGGCAACTCTAGCTGCTTCTGTAGCAGTGTCTGTTGCCAACTTAGTGCCAAACAATCCAACACCACCAGAAATCACACTGGTTGCAGCTTTAGCAAGATTAGGATTATCTTTAAAGAATTTAACAACATCCTTGAACGATAGGCCAGTTCCTGTTGAGTAATCTTGAATAGCCTGACTTAAACCCGCAGACATTGCCGCACCTTCTGGGTCTAAACTCACCTCTCGTAGAAGATCAGCATACATGGTAGCGCCCTCTGGGTCTGCCAAGTATTCACGTAGACTAGCGGACATTCCAGCGCCTTCATAATCAATTACTTCATCACCCATGGTTTTTACTCCAGTATTTACAGTAGTTTGTGTGGTGTCTATCTTGGTTGCGTCTGTTCCAACAACATTTGCAACAGTCTGTGCAGGATTTATTACTCCTGAATCTATTGTTACTGGTGCAGTTGTAGTTGTGCTAAACCCAGAATTGTCATCAATAATGTCTTTTGTATCAAATGCTGATGCAGTTGTGTCTTTTAGAAAGGGAGCCAAGCTATCTTGCAAGGCTGTCTGACCAGCAGTGACCTGTGCTTCATTAGCAACTGTTACTCCAGAATCTGGAATAAGAGAGTCCAACTTTATGTTGCTAACACCTTGAGCCAATGACTGTTCAGCAGTTTTACCAGTAAGCAAGCCAGCAGTGGTTCCAGCAGCTACTTGCCCCGCAACAGCAGAACCAGTTGCTCCAGCAGCAGTGCTTCCAGCAAGACCAGCACCAGCGCCAACAACTCCTGCTTTAAGCGCATCTTCTGGATTTTTTCCAGTAAGTAATCCAACTGTAGTTCCTGATGCCACTTTCCCAGCAAGAGCAGAACCAGTTGCTCCAGCAACACTAGAACCAACACCTAACTGACCAACAAGTGCTTGTGCGCCATAACTAAGTGCTGCCTCTGGTCTACCCGTTGCGGCAAGACCTCCAGCAGTTCCAAGGGCAAGCGCACTACCAACACCAGGAACTCCATAAGCTGCTCCAACCAAATCTAATACTGCTGGCAAAATTGGGCCAGCTTTTAAGATTTCATTGCCTAGTTGAGCAAACAATCCACCACCACCACCAGATCGAGTAACAGTTACAGTTGTGTTTGTACTGGTTCCATCTTTATCCAATAAGGTGTAGTTTGCTCCAGGCGCAGGTTCTTGCACATAATTTGGAACACCATCTTTTAGTGTGTATCCCTGAATTGTCCCGTATGTACTGGTTGGCTGATAAGTTTTGAATGAAAAATCATCGTAATTAATCTTATTGAAATCATCTGCTTTCCAAACAAAACCTTTTGTTGGCTCTTTGTAGATTTCTTTAGCCGCACCCGTTAAAGAAGAATCGCTTGGTAGAGTAAAGGCAGATGCCGTACTCATTGCCCCAGGAGTTAAAAATCCAGGACTATAGAATTGTTGTCCACCCTGTATAAAGCCTTTTTGTACAAATTCTTGAGGAACAAATACATACTTCTCACCATTGTCTGAGGTGATGTCGTAGTAAGCCCTACCAGAATAAAATGGCTTAATATCCATTAGACAGTGCCGTTAGCCACAATGTTGCCCAACACAGTCAAATTCCCAGAACTGTCAATCTTCATTACATCAGTTCCTGAGTGACGAATAAGCAGATTAGTGCCGCTTTCAACAAAGCTGAAGTTGGTGAAGGTTCCATCTGCCTTGGTTGCAATGGCAGTCTGAATGTTGGTGAACTCAGTATCAATCTCAGTTCCCTTGACAATCTTGTTGGCATTGCCAGGGGTTAAAGAGTCTTTAGCCGCAAAGTTGGTTGATTTTGTGTAGTTACTCACGATACATCCTTATACCAGTTTGCCATCTTTGGCTTGAATTTCAATCTTTTGAATGCTTACAGGAAAACCATTGATTTCTGTTTCATACCCAGTTTGCACTGTTTTACCCGATCCAGTGGTTTGTCCTACAAGCGTTTGCAATGCCACGCCTTGTGAATAGTTGGCAATAGGAGAGCCATTTGCACCATATTCAGCAATGCCATATTCAGCCACTGTAGAAACAGGAATTGTCAAAACAGTAGAGTAATACTGTGAATAAAAGTTATATCCCCATTTGATAATGAAACTTTGATTTGATCCACCAATCACCACCACAGCAATGCGCTTCAGGATAGATGTGACATTGGGCCGTCCAAGGTCAGCATAAGTTGTGAAATACTGGAATCGGTATGTGCTTGCATGGTCAAGATAAGTTCCATACTTGCCCACATAACCATTCTTGCCAATCAACAAGTCTCCATTGCGTTTAGCAAGGAAAGCAGTTGGCGTAATGGAATCCCACACAGTTACCCGTGATGAACCATCTTGCAAAGCCGCCTTGGTATCAAAGCAGTAGGTCTGGGTGGCAATTGGGAAGTTAATCAGGTAGAAGGCATTTGCCTCTGAGTAGACTGCCTTGATGTTTGACAATGTCTCAGCATTCACAATCGTCATCAAGTCGTCCCGCACATTCTTAGACAAGTCCCGCAAAGGAGCAGACTTCTCTTGAATGGTTCTGAGTAATGACCGAATACCACTGTTTGACAAGAAAACCACATCACTGCCTGTGTTGGCAATAGAGTCCCTTGCAATGCAACCAATGTTGCTGATGGTGTCACTCAGAGACAGGCTTGATGGAGTAGTTGCATTTGCGTAAATCAGGACTTGACGCTTGCCAAAGATAAACAAGAATCCATTGTGTGCCGCCAACCCTGTAATCTCATCAGACCCATTGGGCCATACCCGTGAAATGTCCAAAGAACCAGCAGTTCCTGTTGACCATACATGACCAGCTAACAAGTCAGAAAAATAGACAGTTACAGTGTCAGCAGTGCTACTAGCAGTCCATAAACGACCATAGGCAGAGATAACAATGTTGGTTTGAGGAGCAGTGGCAACATAACCAGTTTTCTCACTCACACGCCTGTATGTGGTAAGACTTACAGCAGGGTCATAGATCAGTGGGTCATAACCCGTTTGAAAGAAATATGTGATTCCATTCAAAGAAGCACAATGCCAGTTGCTTGCAGTAATGGTGGGGCCAGTACCTCCCCCCCCATAGGTCAACTCAGTAACAGTGGCTCCACTCAGTTTAAATAGCTTGTTATTTCCAGCGAATAAAACAGTCAGAGTGCCATCAGTCTGAACCAACTCATGGATGACTGTTACATTATTTGCGCCAAGGTTTCCAGAGGATGTGTTAACCCTTGACCAACCCTTGCGAGAGCCAATGCGCCCGTACTGGTCAATCACGCAGTTTGTAGCAATCGCAGCGTATCCAGCCGCCAAATCAAGCGGAGAGTCCTGTGTGTTCAGCCCAAAGAAGCCTGGGGCTGAGACAGAGAATGTCTGGATTTGTTGGCTCATGTTGATACAAATTGCTGATTTTCTGGATACCGATTTGCCTCTAAAGCAATGTAGTCGGAGAGCATGGATCGGAATAGTGTGTATGCCTCTGATGAAGACAACCCACCATCTTCTCCACGCTCAACCAATGCCCTGGCATACGCACCTTGAGCAACAACCACATCAGGCACAAGAACCACAGTGCTGTCAGCCGCCAAAGTTGCCTGGGGTATCGTCAGACTGAATTTCAATGTGTATACACCATCAGGAATCGGAAACAAGCTGACTTTGGTGTTGTAAAAACCATCTATGCCATCAAAGGTAAATTCTGTTGGAATTGAGTTGACCAGGGGCAAGAAGTTCTGTTTGCGGTTCATGTCCGCAAATGTGATGTTAGTCAAACCAACATTACTGGTTGTGTTGATGGCATCCATCAACTGAAACTTTTGACCAGCACCAGTAAGTGAATATGATGGGGTTGAAGCCACAGTAGTCACAGTAATGGTCTGCCCCAAAGAATTCCAACCAAAAGAATCCTCAACTTGACGCTTTGCATCGTTCACAAACTTTGCAACCAAAGTGGAATAGGTGGTTTCGTTGTAAGTGGTTACAACAGGCTCACGCAAGCGAATCAACACATCGTTGACAAGTTCTAGTAGTGTCATGCTCTTGCCAACCCTTCTTGTTCAAATGTGGCGATAAAACTGAATGTGCTTCCTGCTTCAGTAGTTATTTTGATCTTGTCATCTTCTTCCAAAACAATGTAGGCATTGCCATCAAACTGCAAGTAGTTTTTTGATGTGAAATTGTATTGAGTCAATATATCAAGAGTGGTATTAGCACTTGCGTCATACCATTGAACAGTTATATGCTTGGTAGACCCACCTGTATTATGTATATACATTACAGTGAATTTGGCGTAATAGCCCTTTGGACAGGTATAGACTGTTGTGTCTACTGTCGCTGCGGGACTAACACCAACTGATAATGCTCTCATTTCGCCTTTGCCTTGTTCCTTGCGGATATAGCTTTAGCTTTTGCCTTTGCGTCAGACTTTGAGGATGCACCCCATGCCTGTAGCGAAAGAAGCAGTCTCGTTGGTTCACCATTCTTGAACTCAGGGCCATCATTGCCACCCATTCGAGCCAAGAAACTTGCTCTGCGAGGGTTGTCCCCCGACTTTACTGGTGCTTTGAGATTGCCACCAGTTTCTGCATTATAAGATGATCTGCCCTTGGCATTCAAGCCGCCTTTTGGATTTTGACCAGCTTTTGTCTGCCAAACAGGAGATTTCATCTACTTCACCTTTTTAACTTTCTTTGCAGTCTTTGCCGCTTCACTTAAAGCAATCGCAATTGCCTGTTTTTGAGACTTGACAACCTTACCACCCTTGCCAGAATGCAAAGTTCCTTCTTTAAACTCACCCATAACCTTTTTGATCTTCTTCTGTGGCTTGGTCATTTTCATTTGCTACGCCCAGATTTCTTCATCATATTGGTAGCAGTACGCTGACCCTTTTTAGGGAGAATCTTAGGTTTCCCAATAGCCACCATGATGGTGACAGGAACACCTTTCTTCTTTGAAGGAGACTTTTCTGCTTTCATTGGCTTGCCGTACATCATGCTTTTTCCTTGGTTATTGGCCCACCAGACTTCCAGGCATCACAAGTACGGGCCGCTGCACAGGTGAATTGAAACAGATCACAGTATCCCAGGTTAGCCGCCTTGACAAAGTTCTCGTCATAGGACAGCTCACCCTCGTTTTCATCCTTTTCCAGACCAGATTTGATGCACTCCATCATCTTGGGAGTCTGAATGAAAGCGGCACAGTTCCCGCACAACATACCTTTGATGGTAGAAGTGGGAGCGTTATACATCTTGGCCTTTTTCAACCAGAAAGCATCATTTGCTTCATCAGGGTTGGGTGGGCCATAACCAAACTCTTTGAATGCGTTATTCCTGTTTTTCAGGTTAACAGTTATATCCTGAGTGGCAATGGGGCACGATACCCCTGAGAGCAAGCCTTTCATTTGAAAAGCCTCTCTCCAATGAATGTCAGAACGCCACCTACCGCAGAGGCAATGGTCATTCCCATCCAAAATCCACCTTTACCCTTGTTTGCCAACTCAAGCAAAGCCTTCACATCTTTGCTCAAAGAGTGAACTTCATTCTGGAGAGCCTCAACTTGAGCCTCCAGTTTCCCGAAATCTCTTGCGTCTATATCAGACATTTGCAACTTTCCTTGGGCGACCCATGCGCCGTACAACTGGCGGCATGAAGGGAGTATCTGTCCTCACTTCATCAAGAATGTCAGATACTTCTTGTTCATCAATACGCACATAACCCTGATGACCCTTCATTGAGTCAATGTCATGTTGCAGGGTAAAACTTACTGTGTTACCAGACTGAAGACAGCGGAAAGTAGCCATTGAAACCCTTAAATAAGAAAGGGGGGACTAGCCCCCCAATCCTCACACCATACGAACAATAATTATGTCCATAGTGGCTGATGCCAAGTCCGCAGTTGAACCTGACTCGTTTTGGATGCGAAACTTGACGGTATTGGCAGCACTGACATAGCCAGTGACAGTCAAACCAACCAAATCCACAGCCAAAGATGCACAAAGAACCATGTCACCCAAGGCGACACCAGGAACTGTTACATCATCTGTTTCACCAGCACCATCAACTAATGAGCCAGCATTCAAAGTACAAACAACAGACCAAGTATCAGAGAACAAACCCCGAAAACTGTCGTTGCCACGGCGGGTAACTACTGCTGAAGCGGTTGCCATTTTGATTTCTCCTAATTAGGTTAAAAAAGTCCCCCCACCACTAGGGCAGGGGGCGCAACTGCAATTAGGCGGGAACCAAAAGTGCAAACATAGATGCAGATTTGGCTGCACTTACGCTTGCGGCTGAACGCAGAATCTGCACGCCATACAAGGTGTCAGAGGTAAACAGAGTAGCCAAATACTCTTGTTTGTACTGCACTTGTGAGCGAACAGCAACTTGCTCAACCAAAACCACTGCATCACGGTGACCCATGATACAAACCCGTGCAGCACCAGTGCCTGATGCAGTGTCGCAATTGCTTGAGACAAACACAGGGATGCCATACAAGTTACCGATCTCACCAGTGCGAATGGTACTGTTAGTACCGCCCACAAAGGCTTGCTCAGTGTAACGAGCCAGACCCATCAGGGTGTTGCGACTTGATGGAGGAATCAAGAAGAAACGCTGATCCATAGGGGTGTCGGTGTCATCCAAACGCTGAATAGTGCGGCGAATGGCGGCATCGGTCAGTGCTGACTCATTGTTGCTTGCGGCAACATAAGCAGTCGTACCATCACCACCAATGAACGCACCAGTTGCGTAAGCATTAGTACCTGCACCACCATTGGTAGAACGACCCAACTGAACCAAGTCGGTATCAACTTGTTTAGCCAGGGAGTAACCAGCGTCAGAGGTGTAGAAGTTACGCAAGCTATTCAAGGCTTGAGCCTCGACAATATCTTCAATCAAACGAGAGTACTCGTAATGCTTGTTGATAGACACAGTTACTTCAGACTCAGTAGCGGCAATCAAAGTGACTGCTGTTTCTGCGGCCTTAGCAGATGCTGCACCACGGGTAGGTGCGGGGATATGAATCGTATCGCCCTTCTTGCCTTTAAAGTTCATCTTCATAACTAAGTTCGCAAGAACCAAGTTTTTCTTGTAAGCAGCAATAATCTCATCACTCCAAATTTCGGGGATGAATTTTTCTGCTGTGGTGGTAGTGACTGAACTCGCGGGGGAAAATGCTGTTGCCATGTTGTTTCTCCTTAGAAACGAAAATTAAGTTACTTAACTCGACCTTCTTGATACGCCAACATAATCTCTGGAGATAATGCATCGTATCTGTCAGGTTCTGTCATCTTCAGCCGAATCAGGTCAGCCCGTCTGTAAACCCTCTTTGAACTCTCACCAGTTCCACCAACATCCACTTGTGCGGCCTTCATATTCTGCTTCCTGGCGGTTTCACCCGCTTGTTCAGTCTGCTTTGACTTGACACCACGCAACTGCTTGTAAGTAGACAGCAACTCATTGGCACTATCGTAATCGAACTCACCATCTGCTCTTTCATACAGTCCAAGGCGAATAGGCGAGGATTTAACCCAATTCACAAAGTCCTGATCTTGAGCAATCTGATTGTAGTCAGGATGCTCTTGCCCTAGCTTTTGCTGAATCTGCATCCTTTTGAAATCTACACCCGCTTGACGGGCCGCGAGAACATCAGGATGATTATCAATAGTCTTCTGAACTGCCTTCTGTGGATTTTCAAAGAAATCTACCTCTGGCTCTTCCTCTTTAATAGTCTGTTGCTTTGAACTGAGGTTCTGCTTTATGAGTTCGTCAGCAAGTTTCCTTACCTCTCCCACTTCTTGCGCTTGCTTGCCAATTAGCTTCTCAGCTTCTTGGTGCATCCGAACAATGTCTTCCAGACTTTTATCCCTGTATTTATCAGGGAGTCCAGGACTTGCTGGCGCAATGGTGTCAGATAGCTTGGATTCTTCAGCTTCTAACTCACTTTTCATCTCAGGTTCTTGGTCAATCAACATATTATCCCTTTTTCCTGCCGTTTCGGTTATAGGAGAATCAACTCGACATTGCTGTTTATGAGCTGTGCTTTTGCTCCCACTTCAACTGATCTAGGTGTTTTTTCTCGAACCTTCCATGCTCTGATGGGAAAGAACCAGACCACCCTTCTAGTTTGAAGTTTGGAGCAGAAAGAATGCGGTTGGCTGTTTCACCACATTCACACCTAAAACTGATCGACTCATAATCAGTCAGTCTTTCGGTTTTATGCCCGTTTGCACAGGCAAAATCAAACATTCTTTTCATTGAGTTCCTCGTATGCTCTCTCGCTTGCCTCTTTCAAGGTTTTCAGCCAAGTAAGTATAGAAAGTTCACCTTTTTTGAATTGTAGGCTTTGTTCATCAGAAATCACAGATATATTATTCAAGGATGCAATCATGGTGTCAATATCCTCCACCAAATCTTTCCATCCATCACTTCCCATCATTGAGAAGCGATTTTCATAGTAATGCTGTAATTCAGGACTCACCAAGGCACTCCAGTGGCGGTAACAGGATTCTTTTGCAACTCAATCTGAGCATTCAAAGATGCCTCTACAGCCGATTTATCAACACCATTGGCCCATATCCATCCTAAGACAGTTTCCTTTGTCAGAGAGGCGTAGGGAATGGTTGCAGTGCCATCACTCCATGAACAAGTGCTGTACACAGATGCAGAGTAATCCCCATCTGTTGCATTTGCTTGCCAATGTGCGGTAGTGACAAAGCCATCAGAGGTTTGTCGGTCGAGTTGAGATATGTTCCAAACGATTGTTGACATGGTTTATGCTCCTTCTAAAGCGGTTAATTTGTTGGACTTGATTTGATTTTCTTTGGCAGAAATTACTTGCAAATTCCAAGGCACATGAAGTCCCGAAACTGTTTTGCCCTGCAATGGAATGATGTGGTCAACATGGAAACTAATGCCAAGCATTTTTGTTCTGATTGCCGCAATATCATAGACTTGCTCAATCATCCAATGCTCATCATCTGACAACCATGCAGGTGTACGACTTTTCTTTGCCGCTTCCCGCTTCATCCATTTGGCATTGACCTTGCCACGATTGGCTTTTGCGTATTCAACAAAATAATTTGCATAGCGGCCTTTGTTTGTTTCACGCCATGCAAGAATGCCGTTTTTAACCGTTTCTGGGTTGCTTTCACGCCATTCTTTGGCTTTTGTCAATCTGCGTTCACGATTGACTTGATTCTTTGCTTTACAGCGTTTTGCTTCGCATTCTTTGCACCAAGATACATAGCCCGACTTATGAGTCGAGCTTACATAAAAACCCGTAAAAGATTTTTCTTGTTTGCAATTTGTGCAAGTTTTCATGCGTTGGCAATTGTAGTAACAGTACCAGATGAACCCCGATACTTTAATGCACCACCTTCAACATACAACTGCCCCATACCTGCGGGTGATGATGTTGGAGCAGTTGCATTTCCCAATCCAATAACACCAACCGCAGATGTGCCGATTGATGTTGTTTTCAGCAGCAAGTTACCGCTAACATCAAGGGTCATTGCTTGGGTGAAGGTGATGAGGTCGCCTGCACTTGTGCCTACACCTGCATTAAACCACTGGTGTTGTCCAGTTGTTTGCAGGTAATTTGTGGCGTAGTTTCCACCAGCAATATATCTGAATGTTGTTGTTGCAAGTGCTGAGTTATACGCATTTGATGTTAAGCCGACAATCTCATTGCCGTCCCTGCCAAACACCGCTCCAGTTGTTCCCATTTGAATGACTTTTGCAGTCGAATACCATCCCGCAGTTGGCGTAACACCCAATCCCAAGTTACCGCTGGAGTCGAGGCGCATACGCTCTACCCAGCTACCTTGATAATCAGAAAATACTAGTGCAGATGCCGCACTACCGCCCGGCAAAACAGTTCCAATTCCAGCAACATAACTTGGAGTTAAGTCCTTATAAATTTGAATGTAAGAACCACCACTACTGGCTGGGGCATCTAATCGAATCCTAGAACCCGATGCTCCTGCGCCATTTGTAATTTGAGAAGCTGTACCCACAATATCTAATTTAACACTAGGCGTAACACCCAATCCCAAATTACCGCTGGAGTTGAGGCGCATAGACTCAACACCGCCTTCAGTAAAGGCAATAGTGTCAGCCGCAGGAAACCATATACCCGTGTTTGTGTCGCCTGTCGTGGTGATGGCAGGAAGTGCCGCTGTTCCAGCAGAAAATGTTGCAACGCCAGTAACACCCAAAGTTGTAGATGCTGTGAGAGAGGTAAACGCACCCGTACTCGGAGTGGTTGCACCCACAGTACCATTCATTACCGCACCCGTCAGCGTCTTATTGGTCAGCGTATCAGTTGTTGCTTTACCAACCAAAGTGTCAGTAGCCGCAGGAAGCGTCAAAGTGGTAGTACCAGCTACCGCAGTTGCTTGCAATGTGGTTGTCCCTGATGTAGAACCAGAGATTTCAACAGCATTAGGTTTTAGAGATACTGTGGTTGCCATGATTGATTCCTTTATACATCAAATTGTAAGTGCTTTTAGAAAAACATCAAGAAGTTGCCGTTCCCAGCACTTGGCGCAGGAGGTGCAGTAAACACCCACCCAGAGTTATTGCCACCGTCTGTGGAGTTTGCCCCTGCATACCATCCTGCCCCACCAGTAGCTGTAGACCTGCTGATTGACAGATAGTCAGAACTGACAGTCCCGCTTGCCTTGGACAATGTGTGGCTTGCCGCAGTGACTGAGCCGATGGTTATCAAGTTTCCTGCCGTACCTGACAGATTGAAGTTTGTAAATGTGCTGGTTGTTCCTGCTGTAAACAGGACAGATGCTGGTTGAACAGTATTGGTAATGTTGCTAAATGTGTTTGAACCTGTGATGGTTAAAGCACCAGCACCACCTTGGTTGAGTGTGATGCCAGAATAAGAAAAACCACCTCCAGCAAAAGTTTTTGCAGATGCGCTAGTGAGGCTAATTGTTCCTGTACCTGTTGTAGTTAATCCTGTAACTGTTGCCGTAGTCCACACAGTACCTGTACCAGTACAAGTAATGTTACCTGTACCGAATGCAATTGTTCTTGTGTTTGAGTTGGAAGAACTAAAAGTACCTGTGCTTAACGTGTATGACTGAAGGTCTAATGTGCCGTAGGTTAGTGTTAATCCACTTGATGTACCTACTGTCAGCGCATCTTGCAAAGTAACCGAACCACTTGGACTATTAATTGATAAAATCCGAGAAAATATACTACCAGCACTTGTTATTTGCTGTGTTGTGCGTCCTGAAAAAATAACACCATTATTTACATTGCTTGAATTTGTTATTCCAGTGCCTCCTATCCAGTTACCATAAATTGTTGGATTATTAGAGCCTGTTGCCAACACCATCGTATTTGACGTTCGCAATGACATATCTATTGTGCCAATGTTGTATGAGGCATTGATAGTTGTCGTTGAACCTGATGCAGGATATGTAGCCGCAGGAAACACAGCAGTATCTTGCGCTAATGGGAACTGAGTTGCGTCTGATGCACCACCTGATGTAGCAGACCATACCCCTTGGTTGCCCCAATTGGAAGAACCTGTAAATGCATAAAACACAGTCTTAGCCGCAGGAAAAGTAATACCACTATTGCCTTTGCAATCACCAAGTCTTGTTCCTGACGCAGGAGATGCCGCACCTGCGATAGTTATATCTCTAAAATCAACATCAGTTAAAGATACTGCCGCACAAGTTAAAGTTCGTGTAGTTCCAACAGTATCAGACCGAATCATTATGCGGTATGCAGAAGCAGTACCAGCACTAACTGTAAATGTTCCGTTAATTGTTTGGTCTGCGCTAAGACTTAATGCGCCAATACCAATAGTAGTTCTACCTGTTATAGATAAATCGTTAAATGTGTTTGCGCCTGTAATTGACGGGGTTGTTTGTGCTGTATTTGTAAACGCCACGTTGTAATAAGTTAATCCGCCACCAGAAAAAGTTGTGTTAGTACCAAGCGCAGTTCCGTTTATTTGTGATGTTCCAGCGTTAAACGTAAAACCCGTAGATTCAAAAAGAATAAAGGTAGAGTTTGACCCTAATGTAATAGTTGAATTATTTAAGTTAACTGTTCTTGAGTTCACACCTGTTGAGACAAGTGCGGCTCCTGTTATTGCATACCCACCAGAGTCAAAAGTACCTTTTGTAAAAGTGTAAGCAGTATTTGTTGAACCACCTGCTATGGCGCTTCCTAGCGTCCAACCTCCACCAACCCCATCAAAAGTTACGTTTGCGCCAAAAAGAACGCCATTGGTAGTTACAGTTTTTCCTGTTGTTGTTGCGTTAAATGTGGTTGTGCCTGTATACGTGCGGGTAAAGTTTGTGGCTTGAAATGTAAGACTGCCTGATACCGTTAATCCAATAGCAGAACCAGCAAGCGTCATCGTTCCATCAAGACCTGATGCTGTAAAGTCATTACAGACCCTTGGCGTTGTTGCCATGGTGACTGTGAATGCACCAGTTCCTACGTTTGAATTGACATCAAAGAATACGTTATCTGCCGCAGTAGGGACAGATGCACCACCAGCACCACCAGATGACGCAGACCAATTGGTTGTGCTTGTGGCATCCCATGTCCCCGTGCCAAGAATCCAATAGCGATCAGCCATTAGACCTCCTCAGTGGGAGGCGCAGTTATTACAGCAAGCCAGTTGTCGTATCTTTGCTGCTGCATGGCAGTTATTTCTTCTGCCGTTAGCCCGTGGTCATCAGGCAAGTGCAAGGCATCAGAAAACGTGCCGTATTGACTGGAAAAAGAAAAGTCAATCTTCATGGTCATGCCTGTGTGGTTACTGCAATCACATCCCAACGAGTGTTGTTGGCGTTATAAATACAACCCACATACGTTGTTTTGCTGATGGTTGTTGCTGTTGGCAAAGTCACCCCAATAACTGTGTAGGTTGCATTCCAAGTCAATGCTCTGCTTGTGCCGTTGTCTAGCAGTCTAAACATCAGCTTGTCGCCATCAAGAGGTGTTCCAGTTGGGGCATTAATCGTGAGTCCTGCCGCCAATGCTGTGTAGGCATAAACATCACTAGCCGATATATCTGGGGTTAAAGATGATGCAGATGCGGCACTTGTAACTCTTGGATCAATACGCTTGTTGGTTAGTGTCTCTGTTCCTGAGTAAGTGGCTATAGATGCACCAGCCAATGTAGTTGCACCTGTACCACCATTTGCAACAGGCAACGCTGTTCCTGATAACGTAATTGCCAGTGTGCCACTTGTTGTAACTGGTGAACCAGAAACAGACAAGAATGCCGGAACAGTTGCCGCAACACTTGTTACTGTTCCCGTCCCTGCGCTTACATTGACAGTTACATCATCTCCTGAATTGGTAGCAGTTACAGATGCACCAACAAAATTTATCTTCTTAACACCACTTGTGATGCTAGTGCCTTCATCTAAGATAGCCACGGCCCCATTGGTGGACATGGTGCTGATGACTTTGATCTTTTCTGCCAGATCAGGTGCAACTACTTCACCAACATTCAACTCTTTACCTGTTGATAAGGTAATAACCAACGAACCATCAAAGTCAATCTTGGCATCTGTGACAGAAATTCCATCTGCACCATCTACGCCATCTTTTCCTGGCGCACCATTTAAGCCATTCTTGCCATCTACACCTTGGCGACCATCAGCACCCTTGTCGCCCTTATCTCCCTTGTCACCCTTCTCAGGAACAATGGACTTGGCAATCTCTAGTTGTGCTGTGACCTTGCTCTCCATCACTTTGATGGCCTCAACAATCAAATCAACATTGTCTTGAATAGCCGTTTCCTCTTGCTGGCGCATAGCCACCAAGGTTTCTTCCATCTTATTGATGGCATCTAGCTTCTCATCAAAAGATGAGTCTGTTGACTCAATACTTTGGATAAGTTCCTTAATACTAGACATTTTGATTTAGGCCGTCTGTGAGTTTGGAAAGGAAATCTTGTTTGACTTTGTTTTGCGAATTTACTTTATCAGACATTTGCAACTCGACAATCTTAGACTTGTTCTTAATGTCAGCTTCTTTCAGCATCAAGTCAGCAATCTTGACCCGCTTGTCAAACTCCCTTTGATTGGCATCATCATCATTGGGTAGATTCTTGGTCAAAGATGCACTCATCTTGGCTTGCACTTCTTGGGGCATCAACTGAGCCTCAACCTGCAACTTCTGTGCTTCTGCCCGATTTTGTTCAGCTTGAGTTGTATTAACAGCAATCTGAGCCTGTGCAGCTTGCATAGCCAATTGTTGTTGTGCTTGGGCCATTTGCTCTGCTTGCGGATTGGGCTGGCTCATCTTGTCCAACTGTTCCATCAACTCATAGCGGTTGGTCAGTGAAGAATTAGCCAAAACACCCTTCAGAATCAATGGCAACACAGGAGTGTTGGGGCCAAGGGTCTGGAGCAAACCAATGAACATCTGTTGCTCATGCTCACGGGCAATAATGCCCAAAGTGGCAGTAGGAATGAAAGTCATGTCCACAGAAGGGTAGCGCTCTGGGTCAAACTGCATATAGCGGAAAGCCGCCTTCTGGATGAAGGGAATCAGGAAGTCTTCTTGGAAGTTCACCAAAGTACGCTTGTACTTCTTGATGATGGTGGCAATTGCCATCGACATACCACCTTGGCCCATGTCTCTAGCACCAGCAGTAACCATCCCTTGGGAATCCAAAGTTCCCGTGGATTGCAGGAGCATTCGTTCGAAATCCTTGGCAGTGGCTAGGTTGTTGCCATCAGTCTGACCAAACTTGAAGGGATACAAAATCTCTGAAGGTGCGCCATTAGTGAGAATGGCCTTCCCAGGCTTAACTTCAAACTTAGCACCACGGGGCAGACGGGTTGCGTCCATTGCAATCATGGGGCTGGTGGTCAACGCCAATGAATCCAAGTGGGAGCGAATCTGAGCATCAATAGCCTTTTGCATATTGAAGGCTTTTTCCACTGTGCCACGCCCTAAAAGACGATTGGGAACAGTGTCATCTTGATAGGTTAGAACAGGACGATCCTTCATCATGTAAGGATTTGCCTCTGCTTTGAGCAACTGCCCATCGTTGGCAATCACAACAATGGCCTCAACCATGTCTGAATATTCTTCAGCAGCGGAACTCTCAGGAAACAAATCAACAATATTCCTGTTTTCCTCAAGATTCTCTAGGTACTCACGGGGAACCAAACCATAGTAGGTCAGCAAAAGCACCTTTTCATCCTGGTACTGGCTCACCTCTTGGGTAGGTTCCAGGTCAGTGTCTTCATAAGTGGGCGTAATATCTACTTTTCGGTAGATTCCACGCTCAATGCCTTCAACAATCTTGTGGATAGAGATGTATTTCTCAATTGCCACCCCCATGCAGTCATCAACTGAGGTTCCATTGGGGTCAAAGAGGAAGTTCTTTGGATTTACAGGTGAAATCTTGACTGCAATGCGGTCTTTTTCCACCACTCCAATGGCAGCTTGACCCATTTGCCCAGGAATCGGTTGAGTTGAGGGTACATACTGCTTTTCAGTCT